TGCATTACCATCATTGTTCTCTATTCTTATATAATATGTTCCATCAACAGACAATGTAAAATTGCAAGTTAATGAGGTAGCGCTTGTAAAAGTCACACTATCAGCAGCTGTAATAGCTCCTGTTGAAGCATTAATAGCATCAACATAAGGCACTGAAACATAATTAGTTCCTGTAATCGTTACCGCTGTTTGTGTATTTTCAATTACCGAAGGACTAATTGAAGAAATAGTAGGTTTAGTTTCTCCTACTGTAACTGATCCCCCTAAAGAAACAGCTGATCCATTTATAGTAATAGCACTGTTAGTCAGTTTTGCATTTTCTATAGAGCCAGCTAAATTCGCATTTGTGACTGAAGTATTGGGTAAATTAACTGTAGCATTAGTAGTGGTTAATGTTGCTCCACTTGGTACAGTAAATGTATCGCCGGAATCCCCCAGTTGTACTGCGGTTCCTGATCTTGGTGTTACTTTATTTACTTTTACTTCACTCATAATTATTAATTACTAGTTAATCCCGCTACATTAGGAATATTATTTGTTCCTCCTACTAAATTTTCTATTGGCCAAGCAGCATAAACATATGTTTGGCTACTTTGGTTCCAATAGGCATCGTTAGTTCCTCTTAATTTAAATCCTGTAGCACATATAGTACTTGTTTCACCACCACTTGTTGCCGGAGGACCTATGTCTGTTCCTGCGGTATTGGTATTTGGAAAATTGTAATTTCGTATATAGTTAAATGTGTCTGTAGCAACATTTCTAATTGTCCAGTTTGTAGTAGCATTATTGTCTTTAAACAAAATAATTCCTGGTTTAAAGCCGGTGTAAACAAAGGGGCCGTCTGCACTATCTCCATTACCCCTGTATTGTCCTGCATGAAAACTACCATTTTTGTTAGCCCAAACATAAGCAATATATTCTTGACCATTTTCATTAACTCTTGAATTACTTCCAATTGTAAAAACAGTTGATGTTGGGTCTGTGTCTTGCCATGTATTAGCATTAGTTGCAGATGCAGCAGTTGTGTTTAAAGTTAATCTTTTATCAGCTCCTGAATTTTTGTGGTAAACTGCCCAATAACTATTTCCTCCATTTATTCTTTTAATCATCATAAAAGTTGGTGCAGCACCTAAACCATGAGATATAGTTTGTGTACTACTTCCATTTCCAGTGTATTTATAAATTCCAAAACCCGCATCAACATTAATACTATAAGAAGCAGGAGTTATAGTTTGTGAACCAGCAGATATTCCAGTTGTTGTGCCGGCTTTCCAAGATAATGCTAAATAATTTGCACCATTATCATTTCGATCATAGTTTCCACCATTCCAAGTTATACCATCTGTTCCATAAGTTATGGCTTGTGTTGATGTATCTGCTCCTTGGTCTAAGTCAGAATATATCCATTGAGTTGCTCCTTGAACACTATCATTAATTGTTGGATGCATTGTGCTGTCTCTCCTAAATACCCAGAGTAGATCTGTTTGATGACCAAATCCTGTTAAAGCTCTTGGTTCTGATCCTGTCCCTGTGTAGATATTGGGAGTAACGATTGTTTGTGATTTATTAACTGTGCCGTATGCCATATTTTTTCTCCTTAAAAACTATTCATTCCTTTAGTACATAATGCTTGATATCCACTAGGACAATCATATTCAAATACTCCACCTTCTGATGGTGATGTACCTGCTGAAGCCACTGCGGTTGTTTGAAAATAACCGTTCCCAAAGTTACATGCTACAACATTTGCTCCACCATAACTTCCAGAATTATCACCAATAGCAAAATGCCAAAAACCATTTCCAGTATTTGCAGTTGGGGAATTTATACTTATAGCTCCAGTTCCACTTGCCCCTGAAGTTGGAACTCCAGTAACTCCACCTATTGAAATCCAAGTTCCATTTTTACTAAAATACAATTTTGAATTATCGCAGTCCAATGCTACTCCTACGATATCACCTGTTGTATAAGTAGTTCCTTGAGCTGTTCCAGTACCATTATACCAAGTGCTTCCAAACTGACCATAAGAATAACTTATATTATCTTCTCCTGGAAATTGATTGTATGAAGCGTTAGTAGCTGGATCACTTGTAATACCGATATGATGGGTAGCGCTATCTTCATTACCAACTATTTTAAATTCAGCGTAGTATTTACCTTTATTAACCCCAAGTGAACTAGCATAACAAAATTTTGTACTACCATCACTTGTAACTGTTGTTAAACCGTTAGCTATTTCTGGGCCACCATTTTTATAGCCCATTACATTTAAGACGGCAAAATTGTTCGAAGGAGTATCATTAGTCTGTGTAATAGTCCCACTAGTTGTAAAAGTATTAGCATTAGAAGAACTATCTAAATCCAGGTTTGCTGAATTTTCAAATTTAAGCCAAAAACCTTTTGTGCCCCAAGTAAGACTAGATAAATCGGATTTAGGCTTCCAGATACCTGTATCTGTATCTGTTTCCCCAAATGAAGTAGGTGTTAATGCACTTCCATTAACAAAAGCAAAGTGTGTCATTAGTCCTAAAAATTGTTGTCCACTACTATAATTATTTGCAACATAATGAGTAGATGAGGCGTCCCCTATATACAGTTGTGTGTTTTGTGAGGGATAAGTGCTTTGAGCTAATGAAGTTTCTTGAACTCCATTTATATAAAGTTTTATTCTATCAGATGAACTAGCTTGTGTAGTATCAATTGCTGCCATAACATGATACCAAGCATTTACATCATCTAATCGAGCATTAGTTTGAACTCTTGCATTGTATGAACCTGGATAATTATAAAATTCTAAATTTCCATCATTAAATCTAAATTCAGCACCATTACCACCACTACCTGCAGACATAATTGGATTGTCTTCTTGTACTCTAAATTGGTTATAACCTTTAACCCACGTAGATATAGTGTAAGTTTTACTATCTCCAAATCCTGTTCCTAAATCAATATAAGCAGCCATTAATTGAATTGTCCTCCATTTTGTATACCATGAGAAATTGTAATTGAGAAGGCCCTATCTGCCGTTTGTGCTTCAGCATCAGTAGCCCTAATCGTAAAATTGTATGTAGTTGTAGCTGTAGAACCAGTTTCAGTACCAGTTATTGCACCAGTAGCTGTGTTTAATGAACCTCCACCTGGAAGGGAACCTGATTGAATTGCGTATGAAGTCGCATCGGTAGCATTTACGGTATAACTTATTGAAGTTGCCGCAGCTGTTGTTCCTAAACTTCCAGCAGCTGTTACCCATGCTGGAGCATCAGAGACGGTTAATAATGCAGTACTGGATCTTACAGCATTCCCGTCGTTATTTTCTATTCTTAGATAATAAGTGCCATCTACAGATAATGTAAAATTACAAACTAATGTTGTTGAACTTGTAAAACTAACTGAATCAGCTGTCGTAATAGCACCTGTAGAAGAATTAATTGCATCTACATAAGGAAGAGAAACAAAGTTACTTCCTGTAATTGTTACAGCTGTTTGAGTGTTTTCTATTACACTGGGTGAAATAGATGAAATTGTAGGTTTGGTTTCTCCCACAGTTACACTTCCACCTAAAGAAACAGGCGAACCATTTATAGTAATACTACTATTAGTTAATTTTGCATTTGCAATTGATCCAGCTAACTCTGCATTAGTTACTGATCCAGTAGGTAAATTAACAGCAGTATTAGTGTTAAGAGCAATAGTTTTCCCCGCTTCACCAACGGTAATAGTATTACCTGATTCTGTTGTTATTGTATTTACTTTTACTGTACTAGTCATAATTAAAACGCGTTACATGGTACATTGTTGGTACCACTCATAGTTTGGCCAACAGCAAAATAGATATATCTATTATTATTATTATTAAAATCACTATCACTGTTAGTTATTTTAAAACCACTACCACAGAAATCTAAAAAGTTAGTAGTTCCTTGGGCATTGTTTAAATTGGCATAAAGAACTTCATTTTCAGGGTTATATCCCTCTCTTTTGTTGTCCCACATTCCCCAATTACCACCATTATTACTTGCACCACTACTATCTGCATAGTTCTTAATTAGCACAAGAGCAGGGCGAAAGCCTGTCACAATGAAGGGGCCATCATTATTTCCGTTGCCATAATATTCTCCAGTTTGAAAGTACCCAGGGTTATTAGCAAAACAATAAGCAATCATTCCATCTCCTGAGCCATTTACTTCGCCACCATCTCCTACTGTAAAGACTGAATTAGTTGGAGACGTATCGTTAAAATATTTAGAATTAACTTTAAAACCACTAGTCGTATTTAATTGTACTATCTGAGTATTTCCTAGTGATTCATGATAGACAACCCAATGTTCACTATCTACTAAATTTTTCATTAATATTAATGCTGGAGCTGTTCCAAGTCCATGCCCCACTGTAGCATTTGCTCCTGTCCCAGTCCATTTGACTATCGATTGTTTTGCTGTTGTATCAACAGAAACTGTCGCGCTTATAGATCCATCGGTATTTGAGGAGCCAGCTCCGTTGGCTTTCCAATTCCAAGAAACATAAGTTCCTCCACTAGCATTTACATTTGTGGCTGTCCCTAATGTAAATCCATCAGAGTCAAAACTTTTTAAAGATTGTGCATCTGTATCTTCCCCTGAAGAATCGTTAGGATAAATTATTTTTGTTGCAGCTCTTACTGCATCATACAAATTATGATCTTTTATTTCTTTACGTTTTACCCAGACCATATCTGGCTGGTAATTAATTCCTGTAATAGCTAATTCTGAACCTGTTCCTGTCCATAGTTTAGTATTAAAATAGTCTGTAGATTTATTAACTGTTGTATAATTAGCCATTATTTATTTAATCCTTTAGTTGACCAAGCAGTATATCCCGTTGGAACATCATATTCAAATTTTCCAACTCCACTTGCATTTGTTCCCTCACTACTTATAGCGGTTGTTCTAAATAAGCCATTTCCAAAATTAAATGCTAAATTAGCTGCAGCACCATAACTTGCAAAAGCTGGGATATAAAACTTATCTGATGCTATTGTATATGCAGCACCAGTACCAGTAGAACCTGAGGTTGGGTCTCCTGAATCTTGCCATGTTCCATTTTTTCCAAAATAAATTTTATTATTATCTAAATCTATAGCACAAGATAAAATATCATTAGTTGTCCAAGTGTTACCATAAGAAGCTGCACCACCATTATTTGTTTTTTGTCCATCAGAAGCATACCCATATCCTTCGGAACCAGAGGCCGAATCATCATATCTTCCTGTACTACCTGTACATTTATTAGCTTGGTCTACAGTACATGCTCCAAATCTTTCATTACCACTTGTACCTATACATTTCATTTCATAATAATATTTTCCGGCTTTAGCTCCTAAAGTTCCAAAAATACTTCTCCAGTTGTTATCTGCTCCTCCTGAATAATTGTTTAATTCAATCAAAGTAAAACTGTTCGCTGCATATCCTCTAGGATTTAAGGAACAGAAATTATTGCTCGGATTATCCACGGTTGTTGTAAGTGTACCTCCTCCTAAAGTAAAGTTTCCAGCAGAATTACCAGCTAAGTTAGTTATTCCACTTCCATTTTTAAGAATAAACCAACCGTTATTTCCATAGGTCACCGTCGGTGTGACGTTAATCTTCCACTCGCCTGTACTCGAATCAGTACTTCCAAATGTACTAGCTTGATAAGCAGTACCATCAATAAAGTTTAAACAACTCATACATCCCCCAAATGTGTAGGAAGCATTACCAGTATTTCCACCATAAGTAGCTACATAATGAGTCTGATTACCTTGTAAACTTTGTATATCTTGGTTTTGTGATGGGTTAGTACTAGAACTAAAACTTGTTTCTCTTACCCCATTGACATAAATTTTACATCTATCGTCAGCTGTTGCATCTGTTGTATCAATTGTCACTACTAGATGATACCAAGCAGTTGGGTCATTTAATCGTCTATTTGTTATTTTACTTAAATGAACAGTACTACTCATTCGACTGTTTACATCAACACAGTTGTTAGCATCTAATTTAATATGCATTCTACTATTACCATCTGAGTAAGTTGAAAATAAAAAATGTTCTGTTGAACCATCAGTATGGGAATCAGTTTTAAACCAAAAACTCCAAGTTGCTGTAGTTGTTGATGATGTGGGGTCAATTCCTGATTTTGAAAGCCATGTACCTGCCATAATATTATCCTAGTTAAAACCTCCGCCGCCAGTTGCGCCGTGAGATATTGTTATACTGAAAGCTCTGTCGGCTGTTTGAGCTTCAGCGTCTGTTGCTCTAATAGTAAAATTGTATGTTGTTGACGTAGTAGAGCCAGTTTCCGTTCCAGATATTACACCAGTTGAGGTGTTAAGTGAACCCCCACCTGGTAAAGCTCCAGATTGAATTGTATAACTTGTAGCACTTGTTGCTGATACTGTATAGTTTAATGTTCCTCCAGCGTCTGTTTCTCCTAAACTTCCGGAACCAGTTACCCAAGCAGGAGCATCTGAAACTGTTAATAATGCGGTTGAGCTTCTTACAGCATTACCATCATTATTTTCAATTCTAAGAAAGTATGTACCATCAACTGACAATGTAAATGTAGCTACAATTGTTGTAGCTGAAGTAAATGCAACACTATCAGCTGTTACAATTGCACCTGTTGAAGAGTTAATAGCATCAACGTAAGGTATCGAAACGTAGTTAGTACCTGTTATTGTTATCGCTGTTTGTGTATTTTCAACTACACTTGGACTAATAGATGAAATGGTAGGTTTGGTTTCCCCAACAGTAACTGAACCCCCTAAAGATACAGCACTTCCATTAATTGTAATTGCTGAATTAGCAAGTTTAGCATTTGCAATTGACCCAGCTAAGTTATCATTTGTAACTGAAGTGTTTGGTAAATTTACTGTTGCGTTTGTAGTAGTTAAAGTTGCACCTGAAGGTACAGTCATTGTATCGCCGGATTCACCAACTTGTAATGCTGTTCCTGATTGTGGTTTTATTTTATCTACTTCTATTGTACTCATTTTATATAATTACTAAATTTCCTGTTACTGTTACCGTACCTGATACACTTACTGGTCCTGCTAAAACTCCAGAATCAATTGTTTGTGTATCTGATATAGTTGAATTGTGCGTGTTAATGTAAGATGTAGCTGTCATTGAAGCCGAAGGGGCTCTAGATGCAGGATAAGTACATAATACAGTTTTTGTTCCTGCAGCAAAGTCAACTAAGCTATCTGAATTAGAAGAGGAGATTACGGTATCTCTTGAAAGTGTATCAGTAGCTGCGTCAGTTACTGTTCCAATACCGACTTCCCATTCAGAAGTACCATCGTTTGCTATTGCATAGAATGTATTATTACTGTTTCCGATACCAGTTACAAAAGTTTCGAAACCTGTTTCAGTTCCTGTTAAACTAAATGTGCCTGTACCAGTCGTAGTACTAGTCTGTTTAACTCTATCGTTAAGTACAAAAGCCATCTCTATTTATCCTTACTGTTACGCGTCGCCAATTCTTAGAATTGCGTTTGATGAATCATTAGTAGGGAACTGAATAACAAAATCGCCATTCGTTGCCGTTTTATTTCCACCAAAATCTAACACCATAACTAATTCGTTACCACCGCCAGTAGTTTTGTAAATAGCAGCTCCTGCAGCAGTTAAAGTAACAGAAGAGAAAGTTAAATCAGAAAAATCTATAAACGCGATATTTGATGAAACTGATACTCCACTGTTTGTCAATGCATTACCGCCGGCAGTGTAGCTTGTTCCAGAAGAACTAACTTCACCATTTCCTGTGCCTGCTAAATAAACAGTTGACGCTGTGCTGTAAGAAGAGATGCTAGTGTACAAAGCAAGTTTAAAAGCGTTTCCACCATTACCAGCTGTGTCAAAATTAAAAGTTCCTTTTAACAGTCCAGTTTTAAACGAGTCAGGTACTATGTTTGCCATATTTTATCTCCTATTTATTGTGATGGATTAATTGACTTGAGAGGAGTTCGAATAACGCCATCTTCATATTCGCCTCTGCGTCTACGACCTTGTTGTTCAATCGCGTACGTTTCTAAAGCTTGATTGTAAGCCTGAGTATAGTATTGTACCATATCTGCTGGGCCTTTCAAGTACCCATATGCTTCTACAAGAGTCGCATATAAAAGTAAATCCTGATATTTATTGGATAAATACGTTCCACTACCGCTCACTGAAGAATCAGTTAAGCTAACAGGCTGTTTAATATAAGCCATTGTAATCTCATATGTTCCATTTGGAGTAGGAGCAACTACCCAATAACTAGAGTCCCAGTTAGCATAATATTTAGGAACTCCATCAGCTGTTCCCGGCGTATTATAATATTCTGCCATAAAACTAGTATCTCTTTGTTCTAAAAATTTTTGTTTATTACCATCTGTAGAATCTTTTACTTGAACATATCTAATAATCCTTAAATCTGATGGAATAGTCACATATCTATTACCATTAACTGTATTAGATGTTGCATAATATCTATCTGCGTCGGAATCCACAGATCTATATATTTTATTTTCTGCATTTTGTATTAATTTATTTAATACAGAAGTTGAAAAAACAGAACTATCTACTTCTGTGTAGTTTTTAATATCATCTTGTAAATTTGTTAAAGTATATGCCATTATGTTAACGTTCTTGTATTACTTACAGGTCCTGCAAAAACAGGGTAGTCTCCACCGCTAGTAGTTGAACTTGCAGCGTTTGGAACTGTAAAAGTATATTTATCACTAAAATTTTCTAATACTCCCATTTGATTATATCTTTGTTGAGTTATAGGAGTAACTGCTCTTCCACCATAAACTTTAGTTCCAGAACTAAAAGCTTGAGCAGAAGTTGTTGCCGGGCTTACTCCAAAAAATTGAGCAGAAGTTCCTCTTGTTAAACCAGTTAAAGCTCCTCCAGCTATTCCTGTATATTTAATAACTTCATAATAATATAATAAACTATTATCAACTGCATCTGGATTAGAGTCAGGTTGAATTTCTTTTATAAAAATATATCCAGAAGTTGGAAAATCAGAAGTATCTGCTAAAGGAACAGTTGTTGCATTTGCAGTAAGAGCTCCATTTAGAGTAGTTTCTAAATTAAAAACATTTCTGTCTAATCCACCAATAGATGGAACATTAACATTACTAAATCTTACAATGTCATTTGCTGAATAACCATGAGCTGGTTGAAATACTGTTATAGTAGTTGTGCCCGCAGTTGAAAAAGGATTTGGTGGCATTTGAGTTGCGGTATTAAATTCTGTTCTATCAGGTCTTGGATTTAATAAAGCTTGAGGATCTGCATGATGATAAGGTGGTTGTAGTTGAGGTTGTTTAGGTTCATATTCAGAAGTATGAACTAAAGCTCCTGTCCATTCTTTTACCATTTCATTATATGGAAATTGCATTCCTGATCTATCAGAAATTGCTTTTGACCATCTGCCTTTTGACCATGTTCCCATTATACTCCGTCTCCATAGAATGTTTGTGGTGTTATGTAAGTAGATGATCGTGAACCATCTGCTGCTACTGCTCTAGCCATTTCATCTTCATAAATTAATTTATTTGCTTGAGCTGTATCTGGTGAATATTTTAAACTTAAGTAATAAGCTAAACCTGAACACATAGGTGGAATAAAGCCATGAATAACATCAGCATTTAATGTGTATGCTCCTGCATCTTCTATTTTAGCAACATAATAAAACTTTAAATGATAATTTGCTCCTGAAAAAGAAGAGCTTGGTGTTTGATATAAATATACACTAGGTGATGCAGTTACTGCTCCAGCAGCATTTCTTACATATCTAGTTTTGTCTACCCAATATTGAGAAGGTGTTCCTTTTGAAAGTTTATTAGCTAAAGCTGCGTATGCTGACCTATCTATTTTTGATAAAGTTGTATCTACCGGAGCTGTCGCTGTTGTATTATTTCTAACATATGCTTCTAATACATCACTAATATCTGTTGGAAAATTAGTGTTATCATTAGCATAAGTATATTGTGCTTGTCCTTCAACTAAAGGAATAGTAGCCAATTTAATCTTCCAAAGATTAATTCCTCTATTATTCCATTCGGTCAAAAGAATATTTAAAGAACGTCTAGCGCTTTTTAATTGATATCCTGTTCTATTACCACGCATTCCTGTTCTTTCGAATGCTTCTTCGACTATTTCGTCGATTGGTAAATCGAACGCTGTAGTTCCTGACGTAGGCATTTTACTCCTTACTTATCTAAAATAATAGTAGCAGTAGCATTTGAAATTGCTGATACTGTCATACCACCTTTAAAATAGATTCCGTTTTGTGGAATATTTAAACTAAAAATATCCCCAGCCGGTACGTCTGCTTGAAATTGTGTCACAGAGTCCCCGTCTTGTAATTGAACTGAACCTGCTGAACCATCTGAAGCTAAAATTATTCCTCTTAGTCTTGTTGGTCCTGCAAAGACACTTCCTGTTCCCGTCATTCGAACTGATTTTACATCTGTTGGTCTCATTATCCTGTGTATCCTATAGTTACTGAATCAGTTGTATCCAAATCTAAATAAACTCCTGTAATAAATCTTATACCACTTCCTGGTATAAACATATCTAATCCTTCTGTCCCAAATTTAGCTTGAAATGTTGGATTACCTGTTGCCGAAGTTCCATCATAAAGTTTTACAGTACAGTTTGCTGCACTGCCATTAGCTTGTATATATGTAATTCTGCAAGGTCCAATGTCTGTTGTGCCTCCAGTAATTCTTTTAAAATTTCCGTCAGCCGTTAGAGTTGTAAACCCCTGATCACTTGAAAAAGATCCTCCGCCTGCCATTAGTGCTCCTTAATAATGGAGCTCCCGAAGGAGCTCCAATTAAAATTATGCGAAGATTCCTTGTACATTAAGAACTGCCCATTTAGTTCCACCTTCTAAACTTCCAATAGTGATGAAATCACCAACTTTAGAAGTTGCTTTAGTGTTTGCTAAAGTAGCATTGTTCGCTCCAGCATATCTAATAACTTCTGCACCATTACATGCAAAGTTAATTTGATTTGTTGAGTCAGCACCAGTATTTACAAATGTAAATACTCTGCCTTCTGTTATTGCTGGTAAAGTGAAAGTTACATCGCCAGATTTTGACGTAAATGTTTTTCCACTGTCTCCGTTTGCAACTGTGTACGCAGCTGATTTTTCTTCTAGATTGAATCCAGTTACACCTGCTTCGTTAAATTTACCTTGCAGAACTGGTCCTCTAAATAGTGTTGTTGCCATGTTATTATCCTCCTAGTTATTTGCGAATACTGTCTCTAGGCCGTCGACTATACTCGTCAGTATTCTTTTATTGTATAGTGCTTTAAATATACTCTTATTTTTAGTAGAGCGCAAGAGGTTCCGTATTGAAAGTATGCTTTCTGAATATATAGCTTTTTTTATTAAGTGGCTATTGACACTTCTGGAGCTGAATTATTAATAGAGTTTTCTCTATCTGCAATTTTAGCTTCTTCCAGCTTAATCTGACCAATAACGTCTCTTATAGCGCTATCGATTCTGACCATATTGAGAGTATATCTACCTTCTTTAAGGTGTTCCTGCTCCCAACTCAACTCCAAGGACTTTTTCTGTTTGTACAGGTCTTGTACCATCATTAACCTCCTCATAGGTTATCCATTTACGACCTTTGTCATAAAATCCTGATTCGTCCCACTTTACACTATTTTCTCCCAGCTTGTCAACTATAGATTGTTCTATACTTTCTACACTATCTTGGGCTCTAATATTAAATTCTGTCTTATAGCCGTATGCAATAATTCTTACCTTGAAGTCTTTTTCCATTTCCACCTTTTATTCTGTAAATGTGGCGGAACTATGTCCCGCCACATTAATTAATTAAGATTACGCTCCTGGTGAGCCGAAAATACCTCTAGGGTCAGACCAGCCGAAGCTGTATCTTTCTCTAGCTTTGTATCTTACGTTACCAGTATCGAAGTCACCTTCCATAGCTGTCTTAATTGGTGCTCTAACGAACATTTTCATTCCGTTAGGTACATCTGTTTTAATGAACCAAGCGTCAGTATCAGTTAAGAAATTGTTAACCACATAACCTTGTGGAACCATTCCCATTGATTTGACAGCGTTGATATCATTATCAGCTGTTCCAACTCTACCTGCAGACTTCATCAGTCTTTCAGCAGTAAATTGAAGCGCAGAAGGAATAATCATTTTATTCCCCTTAGCAGCAATTTTAAGACCTCTTTCATCAACCATTGCAGCAATGTCTATTAAAGCTTGCTCCAAGGAAGTTTCATTCAAGTCGGCTGAAGTAGTCAACTCGTTTTTGAAAGATCCCGCTAATATCGGGTGGTCCGTAGCACATAGTTCTTTTCCGTCGCCACCTTTGTAAGTGTTGTCGAATGCATTGTTTAGAACGTTTGCCGCTTTCACTTGTTTAGTGTTCGACATAGATCTAGCTAATGCTTTTGTATATCTAGACGCAAGTCTGTCATACAAGTTATCTTCAACCGCTTCTTCAGTGATTGCGAAAGCAAGTGCTATCGTTTCATGAGTGTATCTAGCTGTGAAAGTCTCTTGTGCATCATCAAATGATACGCCTTGACCTTCCGCTTTAACCTGTGCGTTTCCGAATCCAGATAACATAACTTCTTCTTCAAAAGCTCTGTCTGAATTTTCTGTTTCAAAGATTTCAGCGTGCTGATTCTCATATCTTTTATATTCCAGGCCGAATAAAGCATTCAATCCTGGCTCTAGTTCTTTAACTAGCTGTGATCGTGATATTGCCATAATTTATCTCCTTATTATATGCCTGTTGCTAATGAGCCAACTAAGTACTGGTGTAAGTTACATTTAACTACAACCGAGCAATATGCAGCTGTCTCATCTTGGTTTTCTGGATTTTCTCCTACTCTAACCATTCTCAATTGTTTTGCAGTTGTTGCTGCAGAAGCAATATCCAATGTTATAGAAGATCTTCCGTTAGTGTCATCACCAGCGGCTGCTGTCGTTGCAAAAGTTAAGCCTACTTTAGCTTGTCTTAAAGCAACCGTTCCGCCTAGTGTTGCGTTTGTTGCAATCATGAATTCCTGAAAAGGATCATCGATTACAAACGCTTTAGTGGTCTCACTGTTCGCAGGTGTTGTTCCGCCAACGTACCAGTTTTTCCATGTTGGTTTTGAAGTTGTACCATCTGTGTAGTACACACCATTCAAAGTTCCAACCATAGCAGTACCTTGAGCAGCTTCAACAATGTACCCACCTGTAGCGGCATTTATGTCTACTTTAACAGGTGTTCCATTATATAGCGTCCCAGCTTGAGCACTAGCGATTTCGTATTTAGACTGACCTTGAATAGAAGGTGTATTACCAACTCTCATGATCGGTCGCAAACCGAAACCTTGCGTGTTGTTGTTTGCCATAGTTTATCTCCTTATGTTTACGACACAATGTCGTAAACGGTTTATGTTAATTCGTTGGTTAGAATCGTTAAAAGATTAACTTTTCTTAGTACCACCGAAGGTTACACGAGTTTGCCTTTCACTATCGATCGGCATACTTGGATGCTGTTCCTTCATAAGGTCGTTGTCTAATGCTTCGTTTTTAGCTTCAGTTTGTTTTCTGAAGTACTCTTCACGAGCTTTCGCAACCTCTTCTGGTATCCTAGCCAGCAATAGGCCGCCAACCCCAATGACTCCTGCATATTTGCCTTCTTTAACAGTTGGATAATCAGAACCTGGGTATTGGTCTGCTCTCACGAGTTCCCATCCAGATCTAACTTTGCCTGACATATTCTGGGCATCATCAAAGCCCATAGTCTCAGCTCTTATCCATCTGTGCCGAAAGCCGTCTGGCGCAGGTGGTGCATCTAAAGATGACGGGGGAGTCCAAGTGGTAGGTCTTTTAACCTTATCTCTTGTCTGACTCGCGCGATGAGTTTTTATGTTTTCGTTTTTCATGTTACGCCTCCTTCGCGATTAATTGTTTTGCGTACTCTTCAAGTGGCACACCTAATCTTTTAGCGATTGCCGTTTGTGATGGTGTGAGTTTCACAGTTTTTCTGCGTCCTGTTACGCTTGGACGTTTAGCTGATGCTACAGTCTGAGCAGGTTTATTTGCTCTTTCTATAGAAGTACCTTCTATCTTATCAAATTTCTGCGGAAATTCAAGTCTCATTCTTTTATCAATTTCCGTATAATATTCGTCAGATTGAGGGTCGAAACCTTCCTTCTCTACGAGTGTTTTATGCATGTCAAATGCAGTATAAGTCATTGCAGTATCATTGCCAAACCAGCTGTTTTTAGATGCCCAAGCTTCCGCTTTAGGATCAGTTTTAGCTGTTTCAGTACCTTGAGGTGTAACTTTTACCTCTTTGTCCTGTTGTTTAGCAGTTTCTTCCTTCAATGTTTTCAAAGAAGATAATCTAGCTGCATCTGCAGTTAAACTAGCCATTTGTTCTTGAGCTTTAACTTGACCATCAACGTCTCCTGTTTCAATTGCTGATTTTAAAGCAATTCTCGCAGCATCCATATTGGTTTTAACTCTAGTTTCAAACTCAGAAACATAAGACTTATCAAGTTTAGAGAATCTATCTTGTAATAAATCTCTTTCACTTTTAGCTGTTTTTGCAAAAGCAATAGCTTCTTCTCTTTGTCTTTCTGCTTCACGCATTTTTCGAGTTAATTTAGCAATACGTTTTTGAACGCCTTCGCTATATTGTTTTAACTCGTCTTTCTCTTCTACCTTTGTTTCTTCTTTCTTCTCTTCCTCTTTCGGAGTCTCAGTCTTAACAGGCGTATCCTCCACCTGTTCAACTTTGATCTCTTCCTTCTCAGCAGTATTTGTCTGCTCTGCCGGCTTCTTTTCTAGATCGACTTCAGTTTCACTTTCGTTAGTGTCCCCTACATCAACCATAGGTTCTTTTTTTATGTCTTCTTCTTGCATAGTTCCTTCCTATGTTTATATGTAATGAAGAATTGATTCGGGATCTTTTATAGTCCCTAACACTTCATCATCGTTTAGTATTCGCACTTCTCCACCTTCTATTGGTAATCGTGATCCTGCATATCTTGCAAAAATCACCCAATCTCCTAATTTGCACCAAGGTTCATTAAATTTTTCTTTATCCTTGTATGCAAGATCTCCCATCTTTAAAACATAACCACAATTTGTAGCTATTCTTGCTTTGTCTAAAGATTCTTGGGAAAAAATTATTCCACCTTTAGTTTTCTCTTTTGGAGTAAAAGGTAAAACTAAAAGTCTATATCCTGTTGGATTTGGTAATTGGTCTTTTTGATTTTCAACATCTTCTGGATCAAGCCTTTTAGTTTCTTCTTTTGGTTCTGAATTATATTTATCTAATAAAGCTGATTTATTTTTTGGGATTTCTCCCTGAGATGTCGACGATTGTTCCTTTTTCATTTTTTTGCTCCTTATCTTTAAGCAGGTTAGAGATTTCCTGTAATGCTATTTGTATAGCATGTGCTTGTCCTACTAAATACTTGTATTTTTCCATATTGTCAACCCCATCCATTAAACTATCCCCGATAGTTTGTAATTGACCATGAAGTCTCTTTCTTAATGTAGTTATTATTTCAAAAGTATCCATTCTCTTCTCCTCTTTTCTTTTGTTTAGGGTTTAAATCCTTTATCTTTGTAATATTTTCTATAGGTAGGATTAGATAAATTTACCCCATCATATTCACCCTGTATGTTAGGTCCTACATATCCACCTAAAGATTTTTTTACTCTACCACCTTTATTATACTTTCTTTCCCATTCTTTTGCAATTTTGGGAAGATTAGCATGCATATATCTTCGTTGTTTTTCTGATTTAAAAGGCATTATTTATCACCAAATATTTTTTTTGCAGTTTCCAAATTTTTCCTAGCTTTTTTAACTGTTTCTTTTAGGTTATCGTCAGTTTTTTTAAGTGTTTGTTTTAAATCAAATGCAGCAGCTTTCATTTTAGACAGACCTGCTTTCATCTTAACCTCACCAGTAGTCATTGAGCCTTTAATTTTTTTAAGAGGTTTAACTCTATCAATAACTTTTCCAGCTGTTTTTGGATTAAGTAATAAGTTTTTCCAACCCATTAGGATTTATCCATTGTTGAAACTGAAGAATATGCTCTTTTACCCATAGCTTTTTCCATGCCTTTAGACTCATCTCTTCTAGCTTTGTAGCTTTGAGATTTAGTAGATTCAGCACCATCTCTTGCACCTAAAGATTCATCAAGTCTATCATCATAGCCTTGTTTTTTCTTTTCAGTTGCAGACGCATATGGAAAACGAACATTAGATCTTACTCCGTTTTGTCTCATTTTTTGTCCTCCTTATTTTTTTTGTCCTCTTTATCTTTAGTAAGTAAACTTTTACCAGCCCCATAAGTTGCGACCGGCGATGTTACTTTAAGATATCCTGTAGCTTTAGTCAAAGCCTTCTTTGTATCACTTTTATTAGCTTCTTTTTTAGTAATCAAAGGTTTTCCACTTTTTGTATATTTAGGGGTAACTCCAGAAGCAGCTTCTGTTACTGCCGTTGAGGACCATTGATTAATTTTTCCTTTTATCAGTTGTTTAGGATCTTTTAATCTATAAACCGTTTCTGTTTTAGGGCTTTTTAAAAAAGCTTTTCCCCAACCAGTTAAGGCTTTTACTTTACTCATTGTTTATGCAACTTCGCAGCCGAAACCTTTTTTAGCTTTTCCTCTAGATGTAATTTCCTTTACAACTCTTTTCTTTTCAGCTTTAAGATTTTCTTTTCCTTTTTTAGTATACGCTTTTTCAGCATCTACACGACCTAGTTCTTCTAGTTCGTTCATTTTACTTGTGTTTGCCATTATTTTTTTCCTCCGTTTCTAAATATTTGTGTACCTTTTATACCAAAAATACTCGCCACGACAAGGATCCATAAATTCGTGAACCAGCTTGGAAGACTTGAAAAATACTCAAAGAAAAGTTTTACTTTTTCCATAGCTGCCGGATCGTCGCTTATCACCGCCCACATTAAAACAATTATCGGCGCCGAAATTATGACCAATACGAATTCGTCTTTCCAGTCGGATTGCCTAGCTTCTAAAAGTTTGCCCTGGTAAGATTCCTCACCTCGAGCCATACGCTCTGCGTGCATTAATTGTGCATCAGACATAGCCATTTTAGTTTTCTGGCGGTTAGAATAAATCTTCGCACCAGCTTGCATAGCAATTTTTGCTAAACTGAACCAGGCCATATTAGTACCAAGTAGCTTTAACTGGCTTCTTGTCTTTTCTTAAGGCTTTTGTTCCTTTAACAATTACAGTTTGTGATTCTGCAATGTTAGGAGGTGTAATATCCACTCCACCTTTTAAATAACCATCTTTATTTAAAAACTGGGAGTGCTTTATTACCACTTTGCCATCTTTATTTTTCATATTTGCTCCTATTAATTAGTACCACAAAATTATCTATTTTGCGACCCTTTTGGTTTCATTCTAGCTAATTTTTCTCTTGATTCATTAGCCATTTCTTGCTTTTCAAGTGAAGTATCGGCTCTTAATTCCGCTAATTCTTCATTTTGGTCAAGTTTATCATCATGAATATCCTGATTCATCATTAATTTAGATGTATCTATATCCACACGTGCCTTATCATATGCACTTTTTCTCTCATTTTCCATAGCTCTTAAGTCAACTTCTCTTGCTTTTAATTTCAATAGAGGGTCTCCATCAAGTTGAGAGGTAATTCTATTTTCTTCCACAGTATAATCAGCAGTTAATTCAGCCACTAAAACAGCTTTTCTTGCTTCAATCTTTTGATTAATAGCGTTAATCTGTTGTAAGATTTGTGGGTTCTGTGCTGCCATCATAGTCATTTGTTGAATTTGCATTAATTCAGCTGCAAATTCCATTTGAACTTGTTCTGAAGCCATCAAAGTTATGTGCTCAAGTATATTCTTTTGAATTGCAGCCATCATTGATGGATTATTTCTAACCATATTTAAACCCATAAATGCTAAGTGAGCATCTATGTGAGCTTGATGGTCTTGACCAGGAAAGGCTTGGAAAGGTTTCATCCCCATTGCCATAATATGTTCCATACTTGGGTCAATTGGTTGTGGTTGTACTGGTGGTGGTAAAATTCCATTAATATTTTTCACACCGATGGCTTCATACATTGAGCGATACGCCTGATACATATTGTGCATTGTTGGATTTGAGGTAGCCAACTGCAACTGTGTCTGAGCCATCGATATTCTTTGCGTTTGAGAGAAAATATTAGGGTCTGCGACCGGTAAAATATCTACTCTGTCATCAAAATCTTGTACCTTAACTGTTTTTGCTCCACCAGCAACATCATAAGGATATTCAGGTGGTAAATAAGTTTTGAACACATCAGCTAGTAATTTAAATTCTTGTTTTAAACCTACATATAATCTTTTGTGAATAGCAGACATTGTTCTGCTTCCTCTTTCAAGTAATGCAACTGTTGTACCTACTGCAGCTCTTTGATTACCGTCGCCCACTTGCATATCTGCAATTGCCGCGAAACGTTGACCTGCTCCTACAACGGTACCTAATAATTGTAATAAAACAACTGAAGGCTCTTTGTAAGGAAGAGTCATAAAAGAATCTTTTATGTTTCCTCCCGGTGCATCTACATCTCTAAATTCTCCAGGTTGTAATGGTTGTGCATCATCTCTTACTCTTATCCCTCTTGATTTAAAACCAGCTGGCAGATTAGATAGCGTTCCTGCATCTAAGAGCTGTCTTAAAGCTGTGGTCGCTGTTCTTGACAGTCCACCTATCATGTGGATAAGACCAAAACCATAAAAACCTGTGCCAGGTAAAAATTTAAATTGCACAAAGTAATTAATTTTTCTTTTTCTTACGTCGTTTTCTTTGTAATTTCTTCTAATGGCTAAAACTTTTCTAGAACTTTCATCAATAGTAACAACATAAGGAAGTTTAATTCCTGTAGTTTCACCATCTTTCATATCTTCGAAACCTTCTAGATCTAAATTAACATGACACTCAATTAAAGTATAAATATCATCTTGTTTTAGTTGTTTAATTCCTTCTAACTCTTGTTCTTTTTTAGTTATTTCATCATTTTGCATTTGAGGAGGTGTTAGATCTATATCTTTATAAAAACCTGAAACCTGTTGTTTTCTCAAATCATTTTTTCCCATTTTGATAATATGCATTACTGCTTCTGCATCATCTAGGCTAGTTGCTGAGTAGGGTACTACCAAATCGTCGGCAGGTATGAATTTCGATACCGCCCTACCCAAAAGATCATCATAGTAGACTTTCTTAAAAGTTGACCCGCTTAGAGGGAGGTAAAATAGCATTTGGTCAAACTCCGGTTCATATTCCTTCATCTGGTCCATGATTTGGTAATTCATAAAATCTTTTACTCGAAGGGATTGTTCTTGTTTTTGTGGTGTTTGTAATCCTAAAATTTGTGTTCTAACTGGACCATCAGCTGGTAATAATTCTTTGTATGCTTGAGCTTGAAATTGTGTAACAGCTTCTGCAAGAACTGGGTGAGTAACACCTGCAGCACCTTTAAAAGGTTCTGTTCTTGGAGTGTATTTAAATCCTAAAAGATCTAATCCATTTCTATAAGTATTTTCCCACTCTTTTCTAGATTGTTTATAGTCTAAATAATCACTAATTAATTGTGCACCAATTGGATCTAAAATTGAGTTATCTAAAAGCTCTGCTAAATTTTGAAAATGTGTATTTGAAGCTTGTGGAATAATAGCATTTGGATCAAAAGAAATTTCTGCTCCACCATCTAAAGTTTCTGTAACTTCAATATCTTTTTGTGGCGCAGCTGGAGCTCCAGCTTCGACTTCAACTTCTTTTAAGTCCTCAACAGTTAATTCCGGTTGATTAGGTAATGATTTATCTATATCTGCCATTATTTCTCCCCTTGACTATGTAACATAATATCGAAGATTTTCCAAGCCCTGAGGTAAAGGTCCTTTTTCAGGGGGTATTGCATTTGGTCTTCTAATACTAGCTATTCCACCGCCTGCCATCGTTTGAGGCATAAGATATGTTCCATAAGCAGTAGAAGTATCTTTTCCAAAACCACCCACTGTATTATCTAGCCATCCCTGCATAGCTTGCATAGGAACTTTAAAAGTTTGATCATGCCACGTTGCTTGTGACATTGGAAAATTAATTTTCTCATTTTCTCTTCTAATGATTTCATTAGCCTCATCATATTTGCCTTGTTTTTGAAGTTTTTCCGCCTCCCAAAGATTTTGAGCTCTTTCATTACCGAATATGCTTCTTAGTGGTTTACTTCCTGTAAATAAATTCCAAATAGGTCCAGCATAAGGATTTACCTGTGTAGTCATAGCTTCATATCTTTTTGGATCTACATCTTGCATAGATGTTCTTGTGGCTTGTCTTAGACCACCCATTGCTTGTTCAGATGTAATATCAATTTGTTTATCAAACTGTTCTTCGGTAGCCTCATTAGGATTTATACCAGTTCCTATAAACATATTATTAAACATACTCTCAACATCGTTGTCGTATTTTTGTTTTGCTTGACCTATTCTAAACTCTACCATTTCTCGCATCTTTTCCTGAGATATACCAGTTATAGGTTCATAGTTTTGTGCTAAATCACTTTCTCCGGCTACTTTGGATCTTTCGTATAATGCTTGAGAATTAGTTGCGTCTAAAAATTTATTTACTGCTGCCTGTTCTCCATCAGTATATCCTAATTTATCCATGGCTTTATAAATATCTTCTCTAGCACTATCCTTATTATTCCACCAAGCAGCTACATCGGAAGAAGTTTCTGAAGACAGTCCCATTTTACCTCCAGCCCAATCAGTTAGTCCATAAGCTATTGCTTCACCTCCTACTAAACCCAAAGGACCAAAAGTGGAACGTCCTAGCACTTTAGCAACCTTACCTGTATTTTTCATAAGAGTTTTAAATCTAGCTGGATTCTTATCTTTTAAATTAACAAGTTTTTCTTGAAGAGAACTTTTTTCTGCTTGTTCTAAAAATTGTTCTGGTTGTTTTTTAGCAAATTCTTCTCCACAACTTTTTCCTTTAAAACCAATTCTTCCCCCTCCTGATTTTTTAGCGATTTGTGTAGAACAAATCTTTACATTCATATCTTTAGCTAATTTTGATACTGTTTGGGCTTTTATTTTTGCCCCTCTTTTATTCATTGCCTGTTCAAACATTTCAGTTTTTGATTTTCTTTTTAATATATTTTGTTCAGTTCGTGGACTTACAAATTTAATTGGTTTTTTATAATTATCTGACAAACGTGTTATTAATCCTTCAACATTTTTATCTTTAACGTTATAACCGATAGCATCTAAACGTTCTTTTAAAAGTTTAGGGTTTTTACCTCTTGCTACGTCGCCCGCTTGTTTAATACCACCCGCTTGATTGTTTGTAAGCCTATCAATTAATCTTATATTTCCTGGTTTTCGTCCAAAAGGATCATCAACTATATCAAGATGATCAAACTCTACTGCTCTTCTAGTTAAATAATTTTTACTTCCAGTTCTCTCAAAAAGTTTTCGTCTAAGAGCTGTGTCTAATTTAATTTGACCGCCTTTTCCATCTGAAATAGTAGCATCCATATATTTTGGAATGTCATTATCGTAAATCCTATAAACGTTTCCAAATTCTTTTGCATATAGTTTACTTGCATCAACATGGTTTAAATAATTATTTTTATAGTTCTTTCCTCTAAACTCAACGTTTTCTACCGAAGGATCTACTGAGAATAATCTACCAGTTTCATTATCTATAAATTGTAGATCTTTAGTAGGAGTTATGGCCGGATCAGTTATGAAAGTAACTTTGGGTGTTTTTCCAGCAGCTTTTGATTTTTCATAATTTCTAATGGCTGATTTTAATATCTGACTAGTCGCATTATCCTCTCTTAGTGCACCATGTCCAGCACTAAAAGGAACTCTGTTTGTAATAGTCTTACTAAATTCAGAAACTGTTTTTGAAGAACCGTCTGGGTTAAAACCATATTTATTAAAAGACTGTACTCTACCTAAATTTAAAAACAATTCTTTATTATTTGCAATAGCTTTACTATTTTTCATAAATTTTGCATATGTTGCCGAACTTATGTTAAATTTTTTTCTTAAATGTGCTCCAGGGGAATAAAAATCTTTTACTAAAGCATCTTCAGATAACATTACATTATTAATATAGTTTTCCATTTTTTGATTGGTTGTTAAAAGTTTTTTTAACTTTTCTCTTATTAAAGATTGTAAAGGGCCGTGTTTTAGATCAGATAGTTTTCCAGATTTAACAAATCCAGATTTTTTTACTAGCTCTCCGATATTAGGGGTTTTTGTATAAGAATTATTTGCCTCTACAATTAACTTATCTAAGTTATCTAATTTTTTTTGTGTCTTTGGAAATACTTTACCGCTTCTAGGTTTTCTGTCTAATTCATAATAACCAACATACTCAGAAACATTTCTGTCAGTAAATTTTTTACCTGTGGCTGTTACAAAATTTTTATTATTTAAAAGATCAGCAAATTCTTTATTTCTTCCTTCAAACTTATTCCACAATTTTTCAAATTGAGATTGTGTTATAACTTTACCACTATAACTTCCTGGTTCATCAACCAAGCCACGTTTAGGTGTTGTCAAACCACCATAAGCAAAACTTGTTGGAGCTTTGTCTTTAAGAATATCTTTTTGAATGTAATCCACGGTCCCCTGTTCAAGGATACCTCTTGAGTTTAAGTAGTCTACGTTTTCTCTAAGACGTTCTTCTTTAAATTCTTTCACGGCTTGTTGTGGTTTTCTCTTTGGCATTAATCCACGTGCCGCGTTTATTTTTTTATCTAAGTATGATTCAAACATTATTTTTTCTTGAACATTGTAGCGAGGCCACCGGATTTTTTAGGAGTATATTTATCAGGCATAAAAATATCTATATTTTCTTCGCCTTCTACAAGATCTCCAGCATCATTTACATGTCCGGTCGCATCTGGAAATTGTTCCATGTTTTCATTGTGAGTTTTAAAGTTTTTTTGATGCTTCTTTAAAGCTTCTCTTAAAGGATTACTTCCTTCTGAACCTAAATCTTTAGTAGCCCATTTTCTTAAATATTCTACCACTTCATCTTCTTCTTCAAAAATATCTAAAGGGTTTGCAGAATCAGGAGAAGTATCTTCAGGACCCTGACTACTGAAATCAGGTTCTGTATAATCAAATTCAGGTCTTTCTACTTCAACTTTCACATTTTCAGTTGCTTGAGGAAATTCAGGATCGCTTCCATATTTTTGCCAACCTGTTTCTCCTGGTTTAAATGACATTCCTCTTGGTACATCATCAGTACCTCTCCAATCAATTGTAATTTCTCCTGTTCGTTCGTTGTGTTCCATTTGTACTTTAACGTTTCCTTTTCCTTTAATTGGAACATTAAGTTCATAAATATTACCGTGAACAAAATCTTTATCTCTTAAATCAACAAGTTTACCTTTATCTCTAAATTTACTAACTAAAGTTGGAAACCAATCTGGCATTCCATCTACTCCAGGAAATTGAGTTTTAGGTACAACTTTAGGAGCTACTTTAGGAGCAGCTTTTTTAAGAAGAGGCGCAGCAATAGGTAAAGCCATAACCGCACCTAATAATTTAAGAAAAGTTCTTCTAGCTAAATCAACACCTTTACCATATTTAAAACCAATTCTTTGAATACCACCATCGGCATTTAATTTACGTCCTTCTCCTTTGGTAGCCTGATTTTTAAGAATCATTTCCATATCTATAATAGCTTGATCTATATCTGTATATTTCATCAGTTTTTCCCAAAAAGCATTATCTTTTGCCATATGTTCTGGAACAGTACCGGCTGATCTCAGTATATTCATTAATTCTTTATCTGAAAAATTTGGATGAAGTTGTTTTGCTTTAGAAATTAACTCTAAAAGACCTTTATCAGCTTTTAACATTCCTAGTATATTTCCATATTGTTCTGTTCTCATATTTTCTAAATTTTTAGATTCTTTTGGGTAGGTTTCTTTCATCCACGCTTTCATTTTCTCATTTAATCTTGGTGATACTTTCTTTGCAAAACCGGAAGCTCTTTTAGGTTGTATTTGTCCTCTTTTTAACAAATAGTTCAACATGTTTTTTATTCCAGTTCCACCACCATATAAAAATGGAACTCTTCCACCTTCAGCTTTTAAAATATCCCAAGGTAGATTAGTAGAAGCATTAGCTGCTTGAACGGCATCTTCATAACTCATGCCTTGTTCCATATACATAATAACTAATTGAGAGTGAGTAGGTCCTTTTCCTCCCGCAAAACCAATCCTTCCTCCAGAAGCCATACCTTTAGGATCCCAATCTTCAAAATCCATTTCTATCTGACCTTTTTCGGTTTCTTTAAAATCATCAAAAGGATTAGGTTGTTTTTTCTTTCGAAATTGTCCAAATTTTTTAATCATGTGATCATATGGATTACTCCAACCCGCTGGTTTATTTGATGTAGATAAAGTTGCTCTTATGTCGTCTATAAGTTTAGATCTAGTTTGATTTCCAATATTTGGAATCATTTCACCTCTTTCAATTTCATAGAGGTCATCTCTAATAACAGCTTTTCCTTCAGGAAATTTAGATAGTGTTGTATATCTTTGAACAATCTCATCAGTACTCAAAGGTTTTTTATCTATTTCTTGAACTAATTCTAAAGCATTTTTATAATCTTGTTTCTGATCTAATTTTCTTGTAAGTCGTTTAAACATTTCCCTAGTATCTAAATAATCTTGATTCTTAAAACTAAAGTTATCAACGCCTTGACTAATAGTTCCTTTTCCAAATTTTTTATTAATAAAGTCTGTAACTCCTTTAATGCTTTTAACACCTTTACCAATTTTATAACCATATCTTACCGGGCCACCCACTCTAAAATTCATTTGAGAGTCTTCCCAATCTACGTTTCTGTATTTATCTATAAATTTTTCATGACCCATTCTTATTCGATCATCAGCTATCTTTAAAAACTCTTTCATTTGATCTTTAGATAATCTATCAAACTCATCACCTTGTTTTCTATTTATAACTCTTTTAATAAAAGCTTGAATATCTTCATCAGTATTAGCAATTAGCTTTGTAAAGTATTTATCTTTAAACTCAGCAAATTCTATATTATCTAATCCACCACCTTCTATAACTTTTAAAGTTTCTCTTGTGTTTTGATTTCTATTTCTTTTAACTGCATCTTGATACCATTGTTGGTTTTCTAGTTGATTCATATCTCCAAAAGTTTCAGTTCTACGTTGCATTAGAGAATCAACACCAGATTTTTTAGGATTCCCTAAAAATACTTTAACATCTCTTTCGGTAATTTTATCAATATCAAAACCCTTGTTATCCATTTGCTTGATAACTTCAAAAGCTTGATTAAAAAAATCTCTCTTATTTCTAATAGTATGTATTCCGCCTGCTGTAGGATTTTTGGCAGCATTCTTAATTAAAAGCTTACTAACTATATCTATTCCTTTAGACCAACTCATTAATAGTATTTATACTCCTGATGTATCAGTGGTTTATCCTTATAATCTTCAGGGTGGCTTACAAAACCTCCCTGTCTAAATCTCATGACTGCTTGAGTCATTGAGTCAACTAAATCGTCATAATCCCCATATGGAAAAGCAGCGCATTCCTCTATTACTTCCTCTGCAAATTTTTTCTCAGGTGCCCATATCATACCTGATTCAAATAAAGGCGCTACCGAATTGACTCGAGCGTGTTTATCATTCCCTTTACTAGGAGTGAAATTCACGACTGGAATACCCATTTGACGCAGTTCAGCTGCTAAAGGTAGTCCAGAAGCTTTAGATTCTATCACAACTGTCTCTGGTTTCCAATAGTCGAATTGATGTAAAGCACGTCTTCTTAATTCAGGGAATTCATACCTTCCTTTGACAGCATCTAGTAATATCAAGTTAGCTGAGGAGTCTTCGTTAGGGTAAAATACACCCCAGGTAGTTATTGCCGAATAATCAGCAGTTTCCTTTTTAAGATAAGCTGTATCATAAGATTGAATAACATGTTGTAAAGGTGGAATAGTTGCTCTTCTCCAGGTTCTCCACCATTCCTTTTTAATAATAGCTCCTTCTTCTGAAGTTGGATTTTGCATCCATTGCGCGTTCCATTTAGGAATAGACAAAGATGCTTTAACTGCTTCTAATTCTTCTAGTTTCCAATACTGAGGCCAAACCGGTTTACCTGATGGCATAATCGCCGGGAACTCTATGACTTCCCATTTGTCAGACTTAACTTCTTTTTGAGCTTTCATTAAAGCTGCTGTTAAATCTTTTAAAGACCATCTTGTCATTACTAAAACAATAGATCCTCCTGGTTGTAGACGTTGTCTAGGTCCTGAAGTATACCATTCGTAAGCACGTTCCAACGCTTCTGGATTCATTGCGTCTTGCTCCGAGTGTGGGTCATCAATGATTAACAAATCAGCACCACGACCAGTGATGGCTGAACCAACACCAGCGGCGTAATACTCACCACCTTGTTCCGTTTCCCATTTACCCGCGGCTTGCGAATCTTCTCTTAATCTAGTTTTAAAAACTTTTTTATATTCTTCGGTATCCATAAGTGTCTTAGCTTTTCTACCGAATCTCACAGCGAGCTCCGTGGTATGGGTAGTCTGGATTATCTTTAAGTTGGGTCTTCTGCCAATCATCCAAGCAGGAAGGAGCGTGGAGGCAAATTCAGATTTAGTATGCCTAGGTGGCATATTAATAATCATTCTTTTAATTTTGCCATCTGCAATTTTATTAAATTTATCTGCTACAATCTTATGATGGGACCCCTCTATAAATTCTGGCCAAACATGTTTTACAAAAGCTAGAAAATCAGATTTAACTCGGGACCCCTTTTTCTTTTCCGCTAACTTAATAGCGTACTTCATGTACTCACGTCTGGCGTCTGGTGGTAATTTTTTTATCTCTTCTATGTTCATATGGGACCCATAATGAATTTATAGCATGTTTAAGTGTAAATCAAGGTATACAGGGGGAAAGCAGTGGGACCCCTTTTCTGTTTAAGTATTATCAATGTATATGTGATTTCAAATTCATAAATGGTCTTGGTACCTCTATTAATTCCCACCCTAGGGCGGGAGGCAAGCTTAGCGGCCGAAGGCCGCGACCCATTTTGGTCGTGATATAATTACCACAATGTATGATTATTCTTGACACACAATAAGCGCCCCGAAGGGGCGCTTATTGTTTAACTATTTAATCTAATAAAACCATATATGCTTTCGCATTATGTTTCATAAACCAGCTCAATCTATTTCTCATCTCTTGCCAATGCTTGCTGGCACCAGTTCCTAATTGTTTATCTTCTAGTGTAGCCAATGCCTCGTGGTAGAAGATCTCATCGTGCTTCTTTGCTTCCTCTTTTGTTAGTTCAATAGCTTCACCTGTAAATCTATTTCTTCTTGTATAGTCCTGGTTGTCTATTGTCTCTGCTAGGTTTTTTGGTTTCATATATCCTTTCTGTTATATGGGATATTCTATTAAATTTATTCTGTCTTGTCAATCCCCAATGTTGTTACTTATCCACGTTTCATAGAACCTTTGTCGTGCCTCGTAATAACCTTGGTCCACAGTAAGATTATATTCAGGGGAGTTTATAAAAGCCTCGCTAGGCGTTGGGTCTGTTTCAAATCTTGTTCTTTTACCTTGTTCGCCAATCGCTCGTAATATTCTGTCTTTGTACATTTCAAAGTATTCATATAAACAACCTTGACTACAAAACATATGGAAATATCTTTTCGCGGTTCTATTTACATAATAAGGTTTGGGCGATTTTTTCGCCCTTAACCTATCAATAGTATTATTGTAATGACATAATCTATTCTGACAATACATTAAATTATTGCCTCTACTCTAAATGGGTTTTTAGCCATACGCCATTGATTGCCATTTGCGTCAGGTGTTGCGTCCATATCCCAATAGACAAAACAAATTTGTCCTTTGTTAGACATAAAACATTTTCCAGTTATATCTGTATTTGGTTTGAACCACGCACCTCGTCTCTCTATAAATTTTGCGTACTTGTCTGCGTAATAAGTTATTTTAAACCTACTTGGTATTTTACTTAATTGTGTTTCGTGTGTCATATTATCCTTTCTGTTATGTATGGGATATTATACTATCCCATACATATTGTCAAGTGTTTAAACTTGATTTCTTTCTGCCATTTCTTTCTTCCACATAGCGATCTTATCTTCTCTACTGATAGATTTATTCTTCATTGATTTAACTCTTTCAGCAAGATTTTTAGGATTATAGATCGTTAAGCCACTAGAATTTACTCTAATGATTTCTGCGTCTGTAATAGGACAACCTAGTTCGTTAGACAATTCTATTGCCTCGTCTAGGTATTTATATCCTTTTAATCCAAGTTTAATTTCTTTCACTTGGTTAAGTACAGATTTAATCCACGCATAATGACATTGTATCAACTGACCTTTTGCTGATTGCCACGCAATAAGAATATCGTATTCTCTTTTATCACAAGCGATTGCTCTATCTCTACAATACTCTCTACCAATTAGATCAATCTCAAAGTCTTTGTCCCATTGTCTTGCGTGGGAAGTAAGATTGTCTTTGGTATTATCGTATTTAGTAAATCCTAAATACTTATTATTTGCGTCTGACATTTTAGTCCAATGAGGATTTTGGTCTTTGTTTTCCATTTCTATATTTATATCAGGATTACAACCCTCTTGTCCTTTCAGCTCATCACGATAGTAAGCGTAAGCAAATTCGTGTTTGCTATCACTACTTGTTCTATGATAACCACCATCATCAGTACCATCAACTCTACCATCTAGTTTGAAGTCAAAGTGTTTGGTAATTTGTGTTGGTTCGCCTTTCTCATTAACACCATCATAATAAAAATGAAAACAACTATCTTTTGCAATAGTCTGCACATTATCAAATTTATTCTGTAAGTGTCTTGCCATCTCTACATCTTCAGGCGTGTAGTGTCGTCTAATGATTTCACTAGCTAATTGCCAAGTCTTATCTTGTAGAGGTTTAAGAGCTTCTCTACTTTGTAGATACTTCTCTTTCTCTTGCGTGTTTTCTTGTTCCAAGTGTACTCGCAATTTATTTGCTATCTTATTACGATACTCTTGATTTAGTCTTATCCTTGCCATATATCCTTTCTATGTTTGTTGTTTTTATTACTTGACATAATATCCCATAGTGATTATATTGTCAATATGAAAAGAAAGGAAATATTTTAATGAGTTTCACATTTTGGATTGTAATGTTAATATTAGTCCATATTGGGTTCTTATTTATGTGTCCTTGGGAATAAGTTTTTGCTGGTCTCCTTGAGGGACTAAATCCTAGGTCGTGAGCTTGATATAGCTGGGCTTGTAACTTGATGCATCAAATTACAATAAAATCCTCGCCTACGACAGCAAACTTGAGCCCTGGTTAGAGACCTGGTTTGGATGAAAAATGCCAAGGTAAAAAAGTTCCAGCTCTGACCTGGGGTCAAGTTTCGTGGCTACACCACCAGCCTATACGCGTAGGTTCGTGTAGCATAAATCGTGCTTGACCAAACTTGAGCTTGGGTCTCCCTGCTAACCTGCAGGCGTGTGTCGTAGCGAACAAAAGTTGCGCGACAGGGAGACCTGAGGTCAAGTATGTTGTAAATGGCGTTGGAATGTCCAGCCAGAGAAATCTGTTTGCCATAAGATGCTTGACCACTTGAGCCCTGATCGGCGACAAGAACAACCAAACTCTCACTTGAAGAGCGAAAGCTTCATTAGAGTAGACGGAAGGGAGTGGCCACCGCCGATCTGGGGTCGAGTGCTGGGTGCGGCCCGCCTTTTGGCATGAGACGCATTCCGCTTGACCATAAGGAAAGGAAATATGAAAAAAGAAGATACGATAACATTGAAGGTCGACGGAGCTAACAGTGGACAGCTGCAAGCGCTTTGTATAGATCTGGCCTTAAGCTTAAAGCCCTGGGACAGGTATGTTAAAATGAAAATTTTTAAAGGAAAGAAAAGCTTCAAGCTGCAGGCGCCAAGAATTAGCCTTATTGATTATGTAAAACACATGAAAGAAAATAAATGATTCATAAATCTATGTCTGTTATGAACCGAGAGCGAGCGGTCCGAAGGACCGCGAGCTCCGGTAAAAAAAAGAAGCTAAAAGCTACAAGCTACAAGCGACAAGCCGCAAGCAACAAGTGGAACAGGGCTGTTGACAGCTTAGTTAATCTGGGGTAATATGGGATATAAATCAGAAAGGAAAAATATGGATACTAAAACATTAAAAAGAATCGCTAAAGCATTAGAAGAATTAATAGCTCTGGTGAAAGAAGACATGAAGCCTAGAAAGAAATAATGAAAGTCTCAGAAGCTGAAGCAATAACCGGGGGCCTGTCTAAGCCTTCTAAGATGCCGGGGTTCAGTTACAACCTGCCCGCGGCTCGCTGTCAGACAGGCGCTAAGCTGGCCCAGATACCAGGCAGCACATGCGCTGGCTGTTACGCGTTGAAGGGCCGGTACAGGTTCCAGAATGTGAAAGACGCAATGCAACGCAGGCTGGACAGTCTGGTTCATCCACAGTGGACGGCGGCTATGACTGTACAAATTAATTCAAAACTCAGGCACGGGCACAGCTGGTTCAGGTGGCATGACTCAGGGGATCTCCAGAGCGTGCAGCATCTCAAGAACAT